AGAGCACCTATACCATCCGTTCCCAACGGGGGTGATTGTTGAACTTGCGCCCGTAAATGTTCCAGTACTTTGGGTGGCCGAAGCAACTCCAGTAGAAGCATCAAAGTTTGCCAATACAGCGTTTGCTGTAGAACCCCCATCATTGATCTGAAGCCGCACCGAAGTTCGCTCGGCTGCTTTTATATACACACTAAATGTAAGCGTTGACCCAGATACCAAACCAGATAAACCTTGAAATATTAGGTGCGAGTTGGTAGCGGTTGTGTCTTCAACAAGTTTGTCGCCAGTTAATGTGCCAGCAGGTGAAACAATTACATCGACCTGCTCCGATGAGCGTTCGTTTGTCCAATTGGTCTGGAACTGCTCAGAGTAAATTATCAGATTCGTCCGACTCTCCTCAATCTCCAGCCCCAAGCTCTCAAACGTGGTGGGGTTATGGTCGAACCGTGCCACGCCTGATGCGGCTGTAAGCATCTGAGGGATGTAGTTGGTGATGATCTGTGTAGTTGTGGGGGTGTAGGCGGTGACGGTGGAGCGGAGTTCAAGCTGTGCGCCCCAGAGGATGAGGCTTGATGTGTTATCACCAGCGTAACTTACGCCAAAACCACGGTTTCCTGTAGTCGGAGTTCCTGTGTTGTTTAGACCAACCCTGACTAAAGTTGCTGTATCTGTTGTAACTGTAAGTGTGCAACGATAAAACCCTTGCGCGACTGCTGTAATGGTTGCAGACAATGATGAGTAAATGCCGCCGTTGACTTGCGTTTGTGTATTTGTACCAAGAGACAAATCAAAAGTTGCTGAACTGTTGTGTGTTAAGTCCCGACTAACTCCTATCGTTAGAAATCGAGTTCCAGAACCAAGTTTTGCAAATACGCTTAATGTCAAAGTTCCAGACGTTGATACGGCTTGGTCAATTCGGTGTGCTGAAGTTGTTGTAGTCTCAGTAAGTGTGTCAGCAGTTGCAGTTCCATCTGGCGCTGTGTTTGTGTCTGCTGTTCTGGTAACACCTTCTGTTGACCAACTCGTAGTGATGTCTTGGCTCTGCAACAGCAAATTTTCCTCGGCCTTGGCAGTTTGCGTACCGTAATAGGTGGCTGTGCTGGCTCTGGTAAATGTGATGCGGGGATCGAGTTGCTGGACGTTTGCAAAATCAAGCAGCAGTGATGGAGAAATCGCGGGGAAATTGGATTGGATGCTCATGTTGTGTCCTTATGCGAGTGTCAGTGTTACAGAGCGTACAGTGCCGTCAGAGCCTTTGACTTTAATAAGCAATGATGTATTGGATGTTAATTCAAACACCATGTCACCAATGCCGTTAGGAGTGACCGATGCTTGTGGCTGAATGACCACCGACTCGGAGTTCATGTAGGCCATATCACCCAAATACTGGTTTAGTGGAACCTCATTAGGTGCTGTACCAATGTCTGCCTGGCTAACCAAGTTGAAATATTGCCCGCCAATGTTTTCTCTAAAACCATTATTTCGGAAAAAGCCTGTGGTGCTGCCGTAGACATTCAGGTCTTGCTGTACGTCTAAAGCCGCAACAGAGGTTGGGCCTGTCAGTTGGATGTCAATGCTTGGTACTGTGTACTGGTAGACGGCATCGTTGGTTGAGCCAACCATGTACATCTTTGTGCCGTCAGGCTTGATGTAAATACCAACAGGGCTTGTGTCTTGACCAGAAACACTGAAAGAGTTGACAAAAGCTGCGGTGCTGACGTCCCAAGGTGTTGTCAGGTTGTAGACGTTAACGTCATCACCTGTTGTACCCAAAACAAACATCCGAGAACCGTCACCAGTAAACGATAGGTCAGCGGATGTAAGTTCTTGGCCCGACACTGAAAAAGATTGTAAGAATGTTGCGGTTGATACGTTCCAAGCGGTTGACAGTGTGTATTGGTAAACAGAGTCGCCAGTTGAACCAGTCACATACATAGACAGGCCGTTAGGCTTAAAGAAAATTCCAGTGGGAGTTGTTTCTTGTCCTGCAACGGAAAAAGAAATGCTGTCGTAGGACGCTGTTGCAACAGACCAAGGAGTGCTCAGTGTGTATTGAAAAACGCTGTCGTTTGTTGCGCCAACAACGTACATTTTTAATCCGTCAGCACGGAAATACAAACCTTGTGGAGTTCCGTCTTGAGAAACAGAAAACGTAGTGGAATACACCGCAGAAGAAACCACCCAAGCCGTTGACAAGTTGTATTCGTTGACATCGTCCCCTGTCGTACCAGACACATACATCTTTAACCCGTCAGGGCTAAAAAATATAGAGTGAGCGGTAAGCTCCTCCCCCGCAACAGAGAAAAACACGCTGTCGTAACTTGCACCAATCACGTTGACGTTGCTCAGAATGGTGTCACCAGCTACATGGACTGTTGCTGCTGGGGCCGATGTAGCAAAGCCTGTCTTGCCTGCACTGGTGATGCGTACACGCTCAGTAGGCGTACTAGCCCCATCAGCGGTCGTGCTGAACAACAAGCGACCGGGCATATCATTTGTGCCGGGTGTGCCGTCTACTTCTGCCTCAATCCTTGCAGCACGAATAAACGCCGTTCCGTCCGAACCCGCAAACTGTATTGCTCCAACCGCATCGTTTGAATTGACAATAGTGTGGCTTCCAACAGTTGTATTACGCGATTGGGCCAGCGTCAAAGCTGCACCGCTGTTTGAGGAATTTATAAAAGAAGCAATTCCCGAGGAAGAGTTTGCGTAAGTATTTCCCAATACCTCTGTTGCAATTGTTCGCTGTGTGCCTTGAGTGTCGGGGAAGTTAATTGAAACTGTGTTTCCAAAAACTACACGCCCGTTTGTGTCCACCAAAAACGGTGTTGAATCGGGATTGGTAGAGTCCTCCACCACCAGCGCATTGCCTGCACCTATTTGCGTGATCCGCAGAGCGTCAGTAGATGAGTTTGCAGAGACAACGCCACTGGTTGCTGTCAACGATGTAAACGCACCTGTGCTTGCAGTGGTTGCACCAACAGAAGTGCCGTTGATCGTTCCACCGGTAATAGCAGCTGCGGTCTTCTCAACTTTATCCGTATTCAGATTGCTAAAGTTTGTGTCGACCTCGGTGTTGGTCAAGGGTGAGCCCTTGACACTGCGCAATACGATGGTGCTCATGATCTACCTTCCTGTTCTACTAACGGCGGGAACAAATTAGCTTACTGTGATTGTCCAAGTAATGCTCAAAGAGTCATCTGCACCTTTGTTGACCACGGCAAACTCAGTACGGCACAACAATGTTCCTCCTGAAGATGCGTTAAAAATGCCAGCCTCAGTCACAGCGCCAGTGCCGACACCTTGCCCAAAAGAAGCTACGTAAGTCACCACAGCACCGGAAACGCCGCTGGAAGTAAGACCTTGTCGTCCAAGTTCGGTGCCCAGTACATTGTCGCCGGGAGCAGGGTCATTTGTGCCGGAGCCGATGGCCATGTGACTCATAGCTGTGGGGGTGCCAACCATGCGTGCAGCGATGTAACCCTTTCCCGCCGTAACAACTAAGTTAGGGACAGTCTTTTCGCTCTTGAGTTGGCCATCAGGACCAAACAACTTGATGTTTAGCTTACCTGTGGCTTTGACTGTTTCTTGAATCATCTCATTCTCCTATGCGAACGTGCGGTACTCACCGACGTAGTCTGCTTCAAAATATGTCAAGTCACAGTACCCTTGGGAGATAACTGAACCAGACTCCGTAAAACCAAACGAATCTGCGACTGCTTTGGTGGTAGACCGTACCGCTGAATCCGCTGTACCCGCCGTGTCAGACAGAATTTTTGTGAACGCTACAGCCGTAACATCCGCAGCCGTTAGTGTATCCGCAAGTGCCTTGCTAAAGCTAGCCCTAGTTGCCGAAGACATACTAAACGCGTCAGCTAGCGCCTTGGCTACTTCAATCGCCTGATCGTCCGGGACACCCAGTGAGTCCACAAGAACCGTGGCCACATCGAAGAACTGAGCGTCGGCGATTGAGGCGATGTTGTTGATGTACTTGTCAAACGTGTAAGTGCTGCCGTCGCCTACACTCGTGCCGTCGTTCAGAGCAAACGCATCGGCTAGAAGTTTGGCCACCGTCCTGCCTACAGTGTCACTTGTGGCTACGGTCTCTTGAAGCAGCTTTTCCGGCGTCAGTGCCACAGCTTCTGATATGGTCACAGTCTCAGTAAACGTGCGTATGGCAATTTTGACGATGTTGATGACGTCTGGGACAGAGATCGTGTCAGCCAGACGTTTTGTTATCACTCTCCGCACTGCGTCAGAAGCGGCTATGGAGTCAACCACAGATTTGCCAAAAACCCATACAGCTGCGTCAACAGCAGTTGTAGTGTCCCTAAACCGTTTGTTTAGCCCGCGCTCATCAAGCACAGCTATTGCGGCTGCTGCCACGTACGTAACGGTAAACCCAGCGTTTACAAAACTTGGTGTGGCAGCAGCGGCTACATAACTTGCCGTCGCAAGTGGAGACACTGCGGCTACTTCCGCCCCTATCTTTACCGCACTAGCCTCAGCTACAGGCGTAACAACGCCGAGGTCAGCACCCAGTTGGACAGTGCTGACGGTAGCCTTGGTCATCAGAAGTCCTGACGGAGCTTGAACTTCAGCAAGTCGTAAACAGTCTGGATCGTAGTGTCTGCGAACGTGATCTCAATCTCGCCCTCATAGTCCCCGGGGTCGCCGTCGAGAATCGTCGGCTCGTTAGACCAGAAAAACACCACCACACCGCCTGCGCCGTTGGTCACAGTACCAGTCAAAGTACCGCGCAGCGTTTCAGCGCCCACAGCCCTAAACTTCAAGCGCACAGTAGCACCAGTGATGTTGATAGCGGTGTTAGTTATGGTATCTGTCAGTGTCACCGTGAGCGCTGGGGCGGTGTCGCCCTGAACCAGTCGAATTTTTTCGGCCATGTGAGCTCCTTATGCCGCTGGGCGTTGACGCACCATCATGTGGACGCCACGAAAATCACGAATGCGGGCGTTGGTAATGGCCCGCTCATACAAGCCCTTGTGCATACCAGCCAGAGCCACATCAGACCATTCTTTGCCGGGGATCATGGCGAGTTGCGCAATGGCTCCGCTCACGATCGTGTCAGCGAATGTCTCATAAATCCAGTCCTCGACACCTGTTCCGTTGCGGTTAGGTTTGAGCACAGCATAGACCTTGAGCGTGGTGCGCTCCTCCGGTATTGGGAAGATGCGGATGCTGTTGTCGGCCTGAACCCAGAACTCACGTGGCTCGCCAACCTCGGACAGTTTCTCAGCGCCAATCAAGCGCAGGTCAGTGCGTGTGAGAGTCGCTTCTCCATACACCACAGAGATGACGTTCTCCACAAGGCCTGTATCCGGGTCGAGGTCGTAGTCGACCGTGCCAGCTACAACGGTGATACCGCTAATCTGCTCGCGCCACAGGTACGTGCGGGCGAAGAAATCAGAAGCTGTAGAGGCCAGATACAACTTCAAGCTGGGGTCTGGGCACCCGGGCAAATGCGGGGCCAGCAGTGGTAGAAAGTCGGCCCACAATTTTGCCATTACGCAACTCCCGGCTGCGATGCAGCGTTAGCCTGAGCGGATGCGCCCAAAGCGGTCTGGAAGGCTTGGTAGTGCGCCACAGCACGCTGCGCGTTGGCTGCATATTCTGCGTCCTTACTGTATGCGCGGTAGAGCACATAATCCAGCAGGGCGTTGAAGTAGCTGTCGTCAATGCGGATGACTTCGGCTGTGGCAGTGTTAAGCAACTGAGCTTCGGTTAGCGTGTGCGCCAGTGGCACCGATGAGTAAATCACCTCAAGGCGAGCCGCAGTCGTAGCTGGCGGGTACACCAGAAATTCTTTGGGCAGACGTGGGTCAAACATGTAGTGCTGAATGTCCACAGTCTGAGTCTCTGCGTACCAGTTGCGGCGCTGGTCGTCGAGCATGCGGCGGTTAACCAAACGAACTGCGCCTCTTGCAGAGGATGCAGCCGTGTTGCGCACAACTTCAACCACGCGAAGTGCTGAAGCAAACGTCGTGGTTACAACTTGTCGTGCTCCTGCTACACAGGTAAATTCGCCAGTCGCAGTGTTGGCGTCAGGTCGGATGTTAACGGCTTCACGGTAGCTGTCGTTGAGCCAGCTTTGCAGCTCCAAAACAGGCCACCGGACAGATGTGGTATCTTGGAGCAGAGTTTGCGCCCGAGAGATAAGGTCTACAACTTTTGCGGTGGCCATGGTCTACCTCACAGTTCAGGCTCTACATCAGCCGATTCTACCGCAACGGGCTCAGCTGGTACATCTTTTGGCTTGCGTGTGCGGGTAGTTTT